ATATTCAAAAATAAAGAAATATTACCTATTTCTAATGTTATAAGTGTTAAACCTGCTGGTGATACACTTATTCTTTTAACTGATAGAAACATAAACTATTATCCAAAGTACTGGGAAATAGAACTAATAACAGGTAGAGAAGAACTAATTTAATTAACTTTAATAACTACAATTATGAAAAAATTAAGTCTAATTCTGGGAATTATTACAATTATTGCTGCATTACTAATGGTAATACTTACACCAATAGTTGGCGTAAAGTCAAATTTACCAACAAGTCATATTATTTATGTGTCTTATGTAGCAGCAGCATTTGGAGGATTTATAATTTGGTTTGTGATAACAATATTACGAGAAACATTTAGAGAATAAAGTAAGTTAGAAATAATAGTAGAAGTAAGATAAGTCAAGTGAGAAATAATAGTAGAAGTAAGTGGAGCCAGGTTTGGTAATAGTAGAAGTAAGTGGAGAATGTAGAGTAGTGTGAGAATAAGTGGGAGTATGTGGGAGATTATTTCCCTCATCTTCTCTTTCTCTACTTCTTTCTTCACTTTACTCTTTCTCTTCATTTAACTACTGCCAACTTTACTAATTTTCTCACTTTTATTTCACTTTATTTTTCTCTATTTCCTCTAATATATCTTATATAATAATATTTAATAACAATTATGTTATAAAAATCAAAAATTACTGCCAACTAAATAACACTACAATTATTTGATTTAATATCACTTTTATCGTATATTTTCTCTCTTTTTTAATTATTAAATTAAGTATTGTAGTGTTTTTAAAATAAGCATCAGTTAATAGTATAATCATAATAATCTAATCCAATTGCTTTTTCTTGTTTTGCTGTACTATTTCTGATGCTCTCATAAGTACTACATATATGTGTTATATAGGTTTAGTTCTCTTCATACGCGTTTTCATGACTTTTTAATACATATTTTGTAGTACTTTTTAGAAATATAATAGTGTTATTAATTTTGAAATCAGCTCTGTGTGTATATTTTCCCTACTTTTTATTTTTTGATTTCATTATTAGTAACACTATTTTTAATATGATAAGTTTTAAAATTGTGAAATAAAGATAGGTGCTATACCTATAATTAATTAATTTATTTATTATTAACATTTAATTATTAAACATTATGACACACAAGGAAGTAATTAGCCAACTGCTGAAGAATGGTGCTAATCAAGTAAAGAATGTAGTCATTAAGAATGTAACAGTTACTCCATTTGAGGAGTATGTTCGTTTGGGTCTAACTCTTGACACTGAAGTTGATGGTTATCGTGAAAACGATAATGGAGATTTCGAAGAGGCTAAGGTAAATGTTATCTTTGTAAGTGCATTTACTATTGCATCTCTTTTGAAAGATCAAGATGATGCTGCTTTTGCTGCTAATCATTTGCTTAAGCATCCTGATGCTATGGGTATGATACTTAGCCGTGCTAAGATTACTATTGTTCAAGAGAAGGTTAAGGAAGGGACTGAATATGTTAATCCATTTAGTTCTGATGATACAAAGACAACAATGTTTGACCATGATGCTATAATTAATCATATATCATCTATTGAACTAAGTAATTTTGGTCTGAAACGTCTTGATAGACTTGCAGACCTTATGATGGGATTTTAATTTCTTCGTTTCATAGTTGTAGATAGTGGTGGAGCAATTAGAGTGTTCCACCACTTTTTTATTAACATTAAATCTAATCGTTATGCTACACTTATTTATATTTGTTTCTACTAATCGTAGAGATAAGTGTTCTATTGTTTCCTTATTTGCAAGAAACGAAGAAACAGCTAATAAACTTGTTAATAAGAAGTTTAGTGAATGGAATTACAAAGGTAAACCTAAAAGATTAAGTATTTAATATGAAAAACTATATTATAGAAAATAGAGTAACGGGAATGTTACTATTAGCAATTATTTGTATGTTTTGTGTGTCCATTGCAATGAATGCACAACAATACAAAATTGAAGGTAAAACAATTACAAGTCTTAAACCTGATAAGTCTTCTTCTGAACCTACTAATACAGGTTTTACTTGGGTAGATAGTAAAGGAAAGTCTTATCCTATATTTATTAGTGATAAGGGTTCCTGTTTTGTTATAAAAACATCTTCTAAGACTAATAAAGAATATCGTAATTATCTTGGCTCTAAAATAAGTCAAGATATATGTAAAAGACTTAATATAGAATATAAAGGTAAAAAGTAGTCATAATGATTATCCTGGGGAATATTATTCTAATTATAAATGTTAAAAATACATAAATAGTTGGAATAATATTCCCCCGTAAAGGATATGTGATATATTTTATTTATCTTTACATTATATTAATTTTATATATTATGGATACTCCTTATTATAATGAAGATAATAATTTTGATGACTATGAGATAGAAATTGATTCTGATGTAGTTAATCAAGATTATGATATAGCTGATGAAATTCAACATGAATTAGAAGAAGTAGAACTAAATGATACTGATATTGAATTTGAGTAAATTTTTATAATTATTATTAATCCTTTAACATTAATCATTATGACAAACGCAACACCAAGTTCTCTTATGAGGAGAACAAAAGCCGAATTAGTAAACATTATTCTTCGTAAAGATGAAACTGAAGCTAAAGCTGCTGAAGAGATTAAAACTTTAAACAAGAAAGTTTCTGAATATGAAGCTAATCATAAGAAAACAGTTGATAATTATAAAGATAAAGTTCAAAGTATTAAAGATTCTTATAATGATGTTATTTCTACACTAAACGCAGATAATAAAAAACTTAAGAATACTTTAATTTATTCTTATGTTGCTTTTGCTGCTATTATAATAATTATATTGTTGTAACTTGTCAATATAATTTTGTTTATACTTATACCTTCTATTAATTTAGAGGGTATAAGTATTTTTTAATGTTATATATTATGGATAAAGATGAAGCACTTAAAGTGGCAGTTAAACTACTATCAAAACTAATATTATCTAATAATGATAACCCAGACTCTATTGAAATGCTTGCTTTTATTCATACAGCAGAAGCAGAAAAGAATTATGATAAAATCTTCTTTATGTTAGAAGAAACAAGAAAGTTTATTGTAAAATTACAAACAGAATTAAAAAAGAAATAATTATAAAAGAACTATTAATAAAAGAAATTATACATCTATGAATAAACCATATAAACAAGTTTATGTATTATCAGACAGTGGTTGCCCTATAGCTGTATCTGATAATCTTCAAACTTTAGTTGATAAAAAAAATAAATGTATACAAGATGTTAAAAATAAATATAGTAATGAAACCATACATGAATTTGATGATGTAATTACTATAAATACAAAAGAAACTAAAGCTAAATATATTTATTCATTTCTTATAGAAGAATGTGATTTTATATAATAATTAAATAATACAACTATGAATAGGCCTAATACTATGTATATACTTATGGATAATAATTATCCATTAGCAGTATCTCATAACAGAGAAACTCTTATAAATAAGAAGAATGAGTGTATACATAATATTGATAATAATCCTAATTATCAAACTGTTAATAAGAGAGAAAATGCAATTACTGTTTATACAGCAGGAAGTTATATAACTTTTGACTATTCTATAGTTGAATGTTATCTTATATAATAATAATAACCTTAATATTTTAAACAACTATGAAACCTTTTAATTTAGAAGAAGCAAAAGCTGGCAAACCTGTTTGTACAAGAGATGGTGATAAAGTAAGAATTATCTGTTTTGATTGTAAAAGTGAAAGTTATCCAATAGTAGCATTAAGGCTTATAGGTGATATAGAACTTATAAGTACTTATACAAAAGATGGTAAATATCAGTATAATCCAAATAATCCAGATGATATGGATTTAATGATGGCAGATGTTATTCATGAAGGTTATATTAATATATATAAAAAGGATGAAGGTGTAGTTCCAGGAAAAATTATATATGAAACTGAAGAAAAAGCTAAAAAATATAATTGTACTATGAAATATTTAGATACTATTAAAATACAGTGGAAAGAATAATGTTAGATGAAAAACAATTAGATGAACTATATGATGATTCATCTGGAGAATATTGGACTACTTATAAAAGATAAATTATGATAGCTAAACTATATTATAATATTAAATTTTGGTATAAACTTAAATTTAATAGACCTATTTATCGTGTTGATGTTCTTAAAGCTGTTAAGTATAATTATAAAAATTGTAGAGAATATGGAATTTGTACATCTATAAGGAATGTTGGTATTAACAGTTTAAAAATAGTATTTCCTAAATTAAATTATTTTTATGCTGCAAGTACTATTGGTACTTATGGTGATCCAGATTTTTATTGGTGGACAATAAATGATTGGACTGGTGGCAGAATGGAATTTCTTAATTGGCTTATAAAAGAATATAAAAACGATAAAGAAAATATAAAATATAGAATTAAACTATGAAACCTAATACTATACAAACTGATGCTATTCATTGTGTTATTAATATTTTAAAAACTTGGATTAAAAAAGATATTGATAATCCTTCACTTGACTTAGAAATTGAAGATTTTTTACAATCTGAATTAATGTACGATGTTGATGACAATATTATTCAAAATATGAATAATAGTTTATGTCTTTTATTAGATGATATTCGTAAAATTAAATAATATGACAAGAACAAACATACAACAAAGCAAACAACTTAAAGAAATACTACCAATAGAAACAGCTGATTGTTGTTATAAAGTTATAAAATATAAAAGAGACGGAGAAACATCTTTTGAATATTTTTCTTCAAGTCTTCCATCAGAAAATACTGATGATATTCCAGCTTGGTCTTTAGAAGCTTTATTTGATGTTCTTAGTGAATATGAATATAAACTATTTAAAACAAGTACTGGTTATGATATTAAAGTATATTGTAATGGTGATAAAGAAAAACTTTGTGACAAAGATTTATTTCAACTGCTTATAAATACTATTATAAAAATCAAATCTTAGCTGTTCCTTTTTGCTTGTGTTGGCTTAAAATAGTTCAATAATACAAAATATAATCTGAAAAATTTTAAGCCGTTACATCGAATTTTAAAATTTATAAAAATGTATAATATTATGGTTACTATTAAAACAACAATTATACATGATGAACATACACGAAATACTATAACTCTTAAAAATACTCTTCTTAATATAAATAAAGGGGACCTTATAGATATAAAAACTGATTATGGAGCAAAGATTAAAGGTACTGTTATAAGAATAACTCATACTATTATTGTATCTGGAGATGATGATGTTATGCATTCTCATTATATTCATATACATGTATATTAATTTATTTTGATTGGAGTATAGTATAATGGTTATTACACCAGATTTTGGTCCTGGTGATGGCAGTTCGATTCTGCCTACTCCAACTAATATTAGATATTCTAATATATTATTTATTAATTATTAATTTTAAATTTGTTGTAAAATGGCTAAAAGACATGATGAAAACAAAGATTTGAGAAGTATTTCTCGTATTGGTATGATTAACAATGGTGACAAAACAATTCAAATTCCTAAAGGTGCTACCATTGGTATTCATATGTGGGGTAAGATTGATTATCTTACTAAATATTGTAATTGGGTTCTTATTTGGAATAATTCTGCAATAGCTTCTGCTAATAATTCTTCTGAAAATAAAACTTCAAAAAGAGATAATAAGAAAGCTAAGAAAGAAAGACAACTTACAAATAAGAATACAAAACAACTTAAAAAGAAATAAATTATGACTAAAGTTATTTTAACGGGTTTTGTTTTTAAACCTGTAGAAAAGAAAAAGAAAATAACTACATCAAATCATAATAATAGAGTAAGTAAAAAAATTCATTGTATTTGTATAGAAAAAAGTCCAAATGAGTTTGTAGCTCATGTTGATATGAAAAATGATCCTGATTTTCCAGATATACTTGAAATTCCTTTTAGTGAAAAAAGTTATAATTTAAAAGGTAAAGAAAAAGTATTTACTGTTAATAAGGATAACAATGGCAAATCTGTTATGATTGTTAGAAATCAACAATTAGCTACTATATTTCCTGGAATACCTATACAATATACGCCCTTTAAACATAATTATGTCTATTCGGGATATATTATAAAAATTAAAGGTAATTATTATTTTGATGTTACTGATATTCATAGTCATAAAAGTTATTTTGATGCTGTATTATGTAATACAAATATTAAACCTTTAATATTAAAACGATGAATATAATACCTATTGATAGTCAAGCAAATAGTAAAGGTTCTATTAGTACTTTAGACTTTACAGATGACCAAAGAAAAGCTTATGATGGTCTTATTAAATTTATAAATGAGGACTATAATCCTAATGACTTTAAACGAGCTTTAATTGGTCCTGCTGGTACAGGTAAAACTTATTTAGTTAAGGCATTACTTAAAAATTGTAATATATCTTATTCTGCTATAGGTCTTTCTGCACCAACACATAAAGCTTGTCGAGTATTAGGAGAAAGTATTGCACTAAGTAACATTAAAATTATTACATTACAATCAGCGTTAGGTCTTAGACTTAATTTTGATGTAGAAAAGTTTGATATATCAAATCCTCCTTTTGACCCAAAAGGTAAAATTAAAATTGGAGATTATAAGATTTATATAGTGGATGAAGCTTCTATGATAAATAGAGGACTTGCTACTTTTCTTGAAAAAACTTGTAAATCCAATAAATGTAAATTGATTTATATAGGAGATGCTTCTCAACTTGCTCCTGTTGGTGAAAAGTATAGTTCTGCTTTAAGAGCAATTAAAACTTATTCTTTAAATCAAATAGTTAGACAAGATAAAGATAATCCTGTAAAACATTTACTACAATTATTAAGATTTGATATTGAGCATAAAACATTTACGTTTCTTGAATATATAAGTAGAAATAGAGAACAATTTGATTCTGATAATACTAAAGGATTTAAAGTTTGTACATCTCAAGAATTTGATAATATTGTATATAATAACTTTAATGATGAACAATTAACTCGTAATGTAGATTTTGCAAAAGTTATAGCTTATACTAATTTAGCTGTTTCTGGATGGAATAAGTTTATTAGAAATGCTATAATTAAAAATGCAGATAAATCTGTTATTACAAGTAATGATTTAATTATTAGTTATACTACAATTGTTGATCAATTTAATAATGCTATTATTAAAAATTCTGAAGAATATATTATTAAAGATATTGTAAACTATGTTCATCCACAGTATGAATTAAAAGGATTTTTAATAAAATTTCAAGCTATACATGGTGGTCAAGTTACTGCTCCTTTATTTATATTAGACCATAAAGATATTTATACTATTCAAAGATATGTAAATATTTCTAATTCAATGGTTGAATCAGCTAAGACAGCTAATACTAAAATTAGAGCTCAAAAATGGAGAGAATATTTTGCTTTTAAAGAAGGTTGTTTGCTATTAACAAATATAATTGCAAAAGATGGTAAAACTTTATTTTCTCGAGATTTAGATTATGGTTTTAGTTTAACCAGTCATAAAAGTCAAGGTTCAACTTTTGATACTGCACTTGTGGATGTAAATGATATAGTTTATGATAAATTTGGTCATCCCTATACAGATGCTGAAGAAATTAATCGTAGATTATATGTAGCTTGTTCACGTTGTAAAAATAAATTATATTTAAAATATGGAAAATAATAAACCTATTATTGCTGTTTCTCCAGTACCAGCAACTAATACTAAGAAATGTTCATGTTGTGGTAAAGTTCTTCCCATAGATGAATTTCAAAAGACTGGAAGAGGATATAGAAATATATGTAATGCTTGTTATAGAAAAGAAACAGGTGTAAGTGATAAATTTGAACAATTTCAATCTCGTGAACTTATAGCTGAATTAGTAGCACGAGGTTATAAAGGAACTCTTACAAAAACTATTGTTAAAACTGTTAAACTTTAATATTATGCCAACAATGTCTAATTGGGTAAAAACTACCCCTTATGGTGATTATAGAGATAGTGATCAAAATCATAAAAATGTTGATAAAGAACATCAAAATTTAATACAAACTGCTAAAAAATGGAATATTAAACATGCTGGTAGTAAGAAATTTAATACTCTTAAAAATACTGTATTAAATATGGTTACTAATCGTAATACAATTAGTAAATTAAACAAACGGATAGAACGACTAATAATAAATAAATGAATAACTTTTGGTGCAAAAATTGTGCTATAAGACTATTCAATACAAAGCATTATAATCTACAAGGTATTGGTAATCCTTGGAATGGAAAGTGTATTGTCATACCTAATGTAGATTATAATGCTTATAAATATGGAGATATGTCTTTTAGTAATCAAGTTAAAATTATTGAGGAAATTCTCCTTTCCTCTACGGGGGTTGGAGATTCCGATTTATTTGTTATTCCTTTAATTCGTTGTAATGAAACTATAAGTTGTAAACTTGATACTGAATCATATAAAAAATGTCTTCATTATTTTGCAGAAGATATTAAAAAATATGATTTTAAAGATATACTTCTTTTAGGAGATGCTGCAAGAAGATTTTTAAATACCGATATAACTCCATGGTTAAATACAATTTTTATATCAAATAATAATAGGAGATATGGAGTTAATTATTCTCCTTTTATAAAATATATTGATGAAAATAAATTTAATATATTTTGTGATAATTTAAAAGTTTGGTATTCCTCTGTTAAATTTAATAATTTTGCAAACTATAATATACAAAAGCTATGATTATTAGTAAAGGAATGGATGTTGAAATTTTTGTTAATCTATTTAGTGTAACTTTTGTAGATATGAAAGATTATTTTAAAAAGTTTGCTGATTGTGTTGATGAAAATGGAAAACCTATACCATTAACTGAAAAACTTACAGTTGCTGAAATTAAGAAGAGATTAGATGAAGTTAAGTCAGATATATTTTATATATCTGATACAAAAGATAATCAATTACTTGAACTTGTAAGTTATATAAATGCAATGGAAGCTCATTATGTAACTAAAACAAGTCCAGAAGGAGAAATTTATCAAGTTCCTATAAGAACTGATTTATTTGGTTTTAATAATTATGGATATGATGATTTAATGATTAAAGCATTTTTAATGTATTTTAATCGTTTTGATTCTACTAAACATCTTATAAAAAAACTTAAAGAATTTAGTGATAAAGTTATTAAACTTCAGTCTGATAAAGATTTATTTTATGAAGACAAAGAAATAGAACTTGTTAGAAAGTATAGATTACCTTATGCTACTGTGGATTTACAGCAAGTATTTAGTCTTCATTCTGCTACTGTGAATGTAAATAAAGATACAGGAGAAAGACAAAAATTTGGTAAATCTCTTAAACAAACTTCTATTAATCTTAAATGGCATGAACTTTTAGATTTTACTTTACCACCTATTGATCAAGAAGAATATTTACTTTATTGGTCTAAACAAGATAGGTATAAAGGTATGGATTTAAATCAATTAAATTCACTTATTACCAATGATTTTGAAAGATATGTTTTACCAAAATATGTAGAACCTATGCTATATTACAACAAGAATGATGTTTTTCTTGTATGTGAAATAGCAAGACAAATGCCTGATGAAATTAAACTTAGATATAGTATTACATCAGCTTTTGGCATAAATGTATTATGTAGTGCCAGAGCAAATATTGCAGATAAACTTACGGTTAAGTTTTATTCTGATATGTCTGGATTACATAAAGATCAATTTATTAAAAAGAGAACTGAACGAACAAGACTTAGTTTTAATAAAATAATTTTTCCTCATATTAAATTTAAAACCAAACAGCTTCAAGATTTACTTAGTGAAATGATGAAGGTTTATGTATATCATACAACAAAAGAAGATTTCTGTAAAGAAATAACTTTTTATGGTACTACATATACTCTTGCTTGTGGAGGAATACATACACAAGACGTTCCTGTTATTCTTGAATCTAATGATAAATATATTTATAAGCATTTTGATTATAATAGTTATTATCCTTCTATTATTGTTTCTTATAATATTGCCCCAAAACACTTAAATAATAAAGTTTTTGTTGATATGGTACGGTATTTTAGAGATACTCGAGTAAAATGTAAACATACTAAAGATGAAGAAGGATATGTTATTTCTGGAGTTCCTAATAAAATTGCAGCAGAAGCATTGAAAATTGTAATTAATTCTATTTATGGTAAATTTGGTAGCGAATTATTCTTTTTATATGATAGATTTGCTCAATTACAAGTTACTATTAATGGTCAATTAATGACAATGACTCTTGTTGAGGAATTAGAACTAAATGGTATTCATGTTATAAGTGCAAATACTGATGGTATTATTATTAAACTTCCAAGAGATAAATTGGAAATATTTAATGATATAACTAAGAGGTGGAATGAAACTAATAAAATGGGTGCTGATAGTGAAGATTACAAAGCATATTTTGCAAGAGATGTAAATAATTATTTTGCTGTATGGCCTAATGAAAAAGTAGATGCTAAAGGAGATCTTGACCCTAAACAATACATAAAAGACTTGACAAAAGGTTATGATATGCCTATTGTAGCAAAAGCTGTTTTGGAATATTTATATCATAATATTCCTGTAATGGAAACACTTCATAATAGTAAAGATATTCTTGATTTTTGTAAAACTCAGAATGTAGGACGACAATTTGAAGTTGTTTATGATACTGTTGTAGATGGAAAAATAACAACAATTCATAGTCAAAGACACATTAGGTTTTATGTTTCTACAAAAGGAATTATTATAAATAAAGAACATAAAGTTACTGGACAAAGAACTAGACTTGCTTCTGGACTTCCAGTGCAATTATTAAATTCTCTTGATGATAAACCAATAGAAGAAAGAAATATTAATTATAATTATTATTATAATGAAGCCTATAAAATTATAGACCCTATTAAATTAGGTATTTCTCCAAAGCAAAAAGGAAATAAAAATAATAGTACTGTAAGTGGTAAAGTGTTAATTAAAAAATATTCTAAACAATATCAAACTCTATTTGATGAAGAAGATTAAATTATGAAATCTGCTGGACAACTATTTGAAGACTCTATTTTACATTGGCGGGATAATAAAGGAGTAGGAACTGCTCTTATTCCTAAACCACTCAATGATAAAGTTATGGTTCTTGGAGTTTTACAGCGAGTATATTATTCTCGTTCTCCTACAACTGAAACAATTATAATTACAAGTAATTTTCAAGAAAGAATTGAACTTATTGAATTTTTAACACAACAAGATGATGAAGAAAATAATGAAGAATTTAAGAATCTTATTAATAGTAAAGTATTAAAAATTTTTACTATTGACCTTATTAAATCTTCTAAATATTTTGCTAAACCTTTTGTTTGCATTTTGTATCATCCTTTTGAATTGTGTGATAATGTAATTCGTTTATTATCTTCTGTAAAATTCAAACTTGTAGTTTTAAATAAACTTATGTCATCAATGGAAGATATGAACAAATTATATAGTTTATGTCCTCTTTTAGATGATTTTAAGCAAAATGAGATAGATGAACTTCGCACTAACACCCCCGTAGAGGATACATGGATTAGTGTAGACTTACCTGAAAATAGTGAAGAATATAAGCTTCTCGAATATTATAACGAATATGTTACAACATCTTTAAATATATTTGGAAGTTTTGATATTATGCAACAAGCAAGACTTGGTAATCAACAACTTAATATTTCTGCTACTCAAATATGTTCTCAAATTGCACAAGAAAATGGTTGGAATGATCATCTTGATATGAATATTGAATATAATGTTGCAATTGATGCACTTTACAATCCAGCTAATATTAGAGATAGAGCTACTATGACTTATGAAATAGTAAGAAATAGAGGTCAATTATTGTCTGATTATAATGGAAAACTTGATGAAATTCTAAAAATAGTTGAAGAACATAAGGATAGTAAAATACTTATAATAAACAAACGTGGTGAATTTGCAAATAAAGTTACAGATTATATTAATAGTTTATCTGATACTATAATTTGTGGAAATTATCATGATAAAGTTGAATCTATTCCTGCTGTTGATAGATACGGAAATCCTATATATTATAAGAGTGGAATTAAAAAAGGTGAAAGAAAATATATGGCTGCACAAGCTCAAAAAACACTTAATGAAGAACTTTTTAATCTTGGTAAATTAAGAGTTCTTTCTACTAATTCTGCTCCTGATAAATCTCTATGTATTGAGGTAGATGTTATTATAATAACTTCTCCACAATGTGAAGATATAAAGAGTTATATGTATCGTTTAACTAATATTCATTATCCTAATAATACTATCAAATTATATAATATTTATATTAAAAATTCTTTAGAACAAGCAAAACTACAATCCAAACCGATTTCGGAAACGCACTTAATTGTTAATAAATGTGAAAATAGTGTTGTAAGTGAAAATAATTCTGATTTTGTAATTGTAGATTGAAAATAAATATGTATATTTGCATAGTTGAATAAACAAAGGCTCTTTGAAATAATGGACAAACAAGAAGAAACAACTAATGCTGGTAGTAGTCGTGCATTGACTACAAGACAAGATAATGTTAATACTGGTCTTCGTGTTTTTAATCTTCTTGATGAAACTCAGTTAGCAATGGCTGAAGTATTCCTGAAGAAGATTATAGCAAGTGATAAAGGTGGTATAAAGAGTGTGAACGAAGGACTTGCTGTTCTTATGCGTGCTCAAGATATGCAACTGCCGTTTTCAACTTGTATAGAACATATCCATGTTATAAATGGTAAAACTGGTATTGATGTTCACATTATAAAGTCGTTATTACTGAGGGCAGGAGTAACTTGGGAATGCACTAAAGATTATACTCCTCAGTATCAATATACTGACGGTAATACGATTTATCTTGAAACACAACTTCCTCAATATTGTGTTAAGTGTCGTACCAGTAAAGAAGCAGAAGCTAAAACAACAGATGATGTTGTTGGTGTATATCCTGTTAAATGGTATACCGATTTAAAAGGTAACATATATAACGAGTTTCAAGTTTCTAATAAATGTGAAGTTGCTATTAATAAGCAACACGCTACAAAACTTGCGGCTGAAGGTAAATTTCCTATTATAAGAATTGCTGCTCAGCCTATAGATTTTGTTACTGAATACAAGTTTACTCGTTATAAGTTAATAAATGGAAAGGAAAGAGTTACAACTTGCACAAGTCATTTTAGTTATAGTGAAGCCAAACAGGCTGACCTATTTACTAAAGATACTTATGTAAAATATGCTCGAATACTTATTGGTCATCGTGCGTTTACTCTTGGTGCTCGTGATATAGGTGCAGACCTTCTTATGGGTGTCATGGAAACAAATGAACTTAAAATTGTTGAGGGAGTTGACCTTTCTCCCAACGATTTTGAACTTGCAGAAGAAGTTAATTAATCTTTTGCTATTGGTCAAACTATTAACAATCGTTGTTTTAAACAACATATTTATTTAATTATTTTATTTATTAATCCATTAAAACTTTAAAATTATGAAGTTGGGTAACAAAGTACAGTTCGGTTTTAATGCCATTCAGGCAGGTCAGAAGTCTTCAACAGTTAATGCTGAGCCTCGTCTTATTGCTAATTCTACAAGTGGTAAGTTTGTAATTACTGCTCCAGTATCTAAGGCTTTGGGAGTTGCAGTAGGTGAGAACATTATGTTCTTGAACAATATTTCTAATGTTGAGGCTGCTATTTCTCAGCGTGTTGAGGATATTGTTAATTGGGCTAATGAGAACGGTATTGATCTGAATACTCGTGAAGGTCAGGATGCTGCTCTTCAGGCATTTACTGTTTGGGCTATTGCTAAGGGTGTTGCTCAGTATGACAGTAAGGGTAATCCTGTAATGGCTTCCGAGCGTTATTCTAAGGAAGATAAGCAGAAGTATATTGATGCTCATGCAGCTGAGATTCTTGCTGAGAATCGTGAGGTTCTGATTGAGCGTAATGGTGGTGAGGATGCTGATGATGATACACTGATTGCTTTGATTAGTGTTGATGATATCGAGGCTCCTAAGTATCATTCTTATACTGGTTCTAAGACTGCAACAACTGCTGCTGCTACAGGTGTTGGTTGTCAGTTGAACTTTACTGATACTTCTATTTGGAATAGTATGAAGTCTGACCTTGGTGATGCTAAGGAGAAGAAGAATCGTATTTATTCTGTTCTGCTTGATGAAAGCTTTACTACTCAAGTAAACAATGGTAAGGAGAATGTAGAGATTACTGCATACCCTCTTGAGTTTGTTGCTGATGAAGATCCCATTGTTCGTGAGAAGAAGGCTTAAGCCATTGTTTGTCTAAGATTTCTTTAATAAGCCAGAGTGAGTATAAATTATTGTATTCATTCTGGCTTTAATTTTCAACATTATTATAAACTTAATTAAGTTATTATGGCAGAAAACAAAGAAAAGACTGCTGGTGCACCTGCAGAAGCTCCAGCAAAGAAAGTTAGGAGAGGTATCAATAATCAAACCCAAGCTGTATCTCAGCTTCGTTTTCATGAGAAGGATGCTGCTCAAAATGGTTTGTTTATTGGTCATCTTGCTGAAGTTCGTGTAGATTGGAGTGTAAATGCTGAAAGTAAGGCATTTACAGGAATGAAGGTTCCTCGTCTTACTTATCACTTTGCTTCTAATCATGCAAATGTAAATGAACAACGTCACGTTTATCAAACACTTTTCCCAGTTGAAAGTAATGTTAATACAATACCTGGTGGAAGTGAAGAATGGAAAGTCAACAATGTTCTTAATTGGATTAAACATGTTCTTGATGTATTTTATCTGAAGGGTCGTCAGCTTACTGATGTAGAAGAAGATGCACTTGCTCTTCCTTTTGTAGACTTTGATGAAAATGGAGAATATGTTGCTCTTGATACTGAAGAAGTTCTGAATGGTTATGCTACTTTGTTTAACAATGTAGTTGCTATTATGACAGGACAGTTTAATACCGAGGGTGATGATACTCCAAAGCCTTGTTATAAGGATGCTAATGGTAAATCTATTAGTATTTGGATGAAGCTTCTTCGTCATCGTCGTCGTAAGGACTCTTGGATTAATGTAGGTCAAAATGGAGAACTTGGATTTGACCAATTTATTGGTGCTGGTGTAATAGAAATTCAAAAGCCTAATACACCTCCTTCAATTCTTCGTATAGACTTTGCTAAAGAAAGTATTACTCCAAAGGAAACTAAGAAAGCTCCTTCTATTGGAGCTCCTGGTATGGCTCCTGGTATGGGTGGCGTTATGGCAGCTGGTCCTACTGATATGGGAGCAATGACAAGTGGTAATCCTGCTTTTGCAGGTGCCGCAGGTGATGGGGATATGCCATTTTAAATAAATGGTTCTGATACCTCCCATTGTTTAGAAGGTTGAATGTTCATTAAGGGAGTATTAGAGAAGTTATCTTTAATACTCCCTATTTTATTATACGTATGAGAAGAACTGTAGCTACTGCTAAATTGACTAAAGACTATATTGAATCTAAAATAAGTCAAGAGTCTATTATGTCTAAATATTTAGATATTCCTATAGATACAATAATAGATTGTGTAAATAGAAATATCCTTATAACATCTGTATTTAGAGATGATGATACTAATGGTAGTATGGGTTTTACTTTTAATAAAGCAGGTAGACTCAAAGTACGAGATTTTGGAGGTTTTGGGTTCTTTGGAGATATATATGATGTAGTTGCTTATGTTCTTAGTTTGGCATTTGAAAGAAAAATAGAACCTAATAACAAACAAGATTTTTATTTTATTTTAAGACATATTGCATATACTTTTAGTGATATAATAGATAATAAAGAAGTAGATGAAAATATAGATCCTATTATTCAATCTGCAATTAAAAAAGGACAAAACAATAAACCAATAATAGAAATTGTACCAAGAAGTTGGAATAAAGATGATAAACTTATTTGGAAAAAATGGAATGTTGACCTTAATTATTTAAATACTCATTTTGTAATTCCTGTTGACCAATATTACATAAATCGAGGTGTTAATAGTAAACCTAAATATTATTATAAATCTAAAGATCCTTGTTATGCTTATATGCTTGGTCAAAATAGAAAAGGTATTTATTTAATTAAACTTTATTTTCCTTTACGTGATAGAGATAAAGAACTTAAATTTGTAACTAATTGTAATGTTCTTGAAGGTTTGCCAAATCTTGAACTTGACAATTATGATTATATTCTTATAACTAAAAGTAGTAAAGATAGATTGAGTATAGGTAATCATTTATTATCACATCCCATTTACGGGGGAAACGATACTAAACTTAATATTGGTATTATCAACCTTCCAAGTGAATCTTATTTACTTAAAGAAAATGAATATAATTTTCTTAAAAATAAACTTAAAGAAAATGGTTTAATAATAAGTTTACTTGATTTTGATAAAACTGGAAGACATGGTGCTAAATATATGAAGGATATGTATAATATTCCTTATATATTTATTACTCGTGGAGAATTTGGATTATGTAATTATAAAGCAAAAGATTTTGCAGATTTACATAATCATTATACAATAGAAGAAATAAATCAATTTATAACTGAAACTATAACATATGTCAAACTTAAATACAAAACAGAATTTGAAACTAATTCCAATGAGGACTGGTTTAGAGATATTCACAATAACATCCCATATTACTGATAATAAAAAAGGTATGAGTGTTGTTATGACAAGTATCACTGCAGAAGAAGAAATTGAATTAGATAAAGGTAATGATATTTGTATTAAACGAGGTGGAATGAAAATTACTATACCTGTAAGAAATGTATATTGTTATGGTGTAATTGATTTTCACACTGATAGTAGTGATATGAATATTATTGCTGATTTTGATTGGCTTGATCATTTAAAATTTAGTGGAATTATTGTTCCTTCAAACTATGATTATGATAAACATTGTGCTTATTCTGATTTAAATGTAGCTCGTCAGTATGATACATTTTATCCAGAAGTTGTAGCACAATATGGTCACGGTGTTATAGGAAAACCTGAAAGAACTGTTATTTTTAGACATAATTGGAAAAAACACGATGATAGATTTTAGTTTAATTGAAAAATATCTTATTCCTATTGAACCATTTTATGTAGATTTTATTAAACTTGAAATTGAAAAGAATGGTAAAGAAAAAACTTTTGAAAATCATTTAAAACTATTAGATTGTACTCGTATGGTTGATGGTATGCGAATGCAACAAACAATAGGATATGTTTATATGAGTGATATGACTCATATAATGCATATTATTCAAGAATATTTCAAAGGTGAAGAAGATGCTAAAATTCAAGAAGTTCTTGATATGCATAAAAGTAATCTGGAATATGAAAAAGAAAATCCTCCTGTAGTTTATGGTGGTGAAAAAGAAAAACGTAAACTTGAAAAATTACTTAAATCTAAAACCCCCCGTAAAGGAAATGGTACAAAAAGAGTAAGATATGACGAAAATGGAGAACCTATTAAATCAGTAGCTGAAAGAAAACTTGCTGCAAGAGTAGGTAAAATTAATGCTCTTAGTTTTAAACTTATAAAATAAAATATCATGGAAGAAACTTTATATAAAAGAAATGCAAAAGGATATATTTTAAGATGGAAAATATCAGATAATCCTGATGGTTCTATTAATATAGTTCATGGAATTTATGGTGGTAACTATATAACTGAAAATATAAAACCTACAGCTAAACGTGTAAATGAAACTATTTCAAGAATTAAAGCAAAACGTAAAGAAGGTTATAAATCATTAGAAGATTTATATGATAATTCTCCTCGTAAATTAGATTCTGAAAATGAATATCATTATTTACAAACATATCTTCCAAAATATAATACTACAGCTGAAGGATTTGTTCTTCCTATGCTTGCTAAAACATTAGAAGATAATAAACCTTTTGATAAATTTGGATGTATGCCTGGACAATGGAAGATAAATGGTCTTCGTTGTTTTATTGGAGCTGAAAGAGTTGAAGGAGATTTGTTTAAACAATATAGATTTACTTATAATTCTCGTGAAGGTACTCGTTGGAATCTTCCATGGATGGATGAAATTATTGAGAAAAATATATCTTCTTATATTATTGAACTGATGGTAGAGGAAGATGTACATCTTGACGGCGAATTATATCTTCCAGGATATACAGTTAATGATATAAATTCTTTTGTTAAAAATAGTTCTCTTCCGCAACATTATAAACTTCAATATTGGTGTTATGATTTAGCTATTGAAAATATTACTGCAATGAAGAGATATGAAATTCTATCAAATAATAGTTTACATATACCTCATGCTTTTACTAAAGAAAGTCATCTTGAAAATGTAGCTCAATTTGTAACACTTCCCTGCTATGATATTAATAATATAAGTGATGCAATTGCTTATAGAGATAGTTTTATAAGTCTTGGATTTGAAGGACTTATTATTCGTAATCCACAAGCTGAATATGCTTTTGGAAAACGTAATAGTTCTATGTTTAAGTTTAAGAGAAAAGAAGATGGTTTATTTGAAATTGTAGATATAAAAGAAGATAAACGTAAACTTCCTATTTTTGTATTAAAGAATGATATAAATACTGAATTATTTGAATGTACTCTTAATTTATCTCAAGATATGCAAAAAGCTTATCTTGAAAAGAAAGATAATATTATTGGTAAAAAAGGTTTTGTAGAATATAGAGAACGTTCTGGTGTTAAACAAGTTCCATTTCATGCTAAACTTATTAAAATTATTATATAATTTATGATACAAGCAATTAGTTATATTATAGCAAGTATTGCTATTCTTTGGGTTATTATTTTATTTTTTATAAATCTGTTTCTTTTTATATATTTTAAACTAAATATGGATAGTAAATATATAGGTGTAATAAGAGAAACAAATATATTTAATACTGAATTTAATGAATGGTATTTAATTCCAACTATTAGCATTAAATTTAATTTTGATTCATATCATACTGACCTTTGTTGGATTCAAATTACATATCTTAAATGGGCATTTAATATTTATTATCGTATAAAAACTGAAGAAGAAGAAAAAATTGAATGTGAAGTTAGACAAAAATTATTGATAAAGAATGAATCTTAATGCTTATGATGCAATACATCTTAAAATAGACAAAAAACGTACTTGGATAAATGTCCAAAAATGTCAACTTTTATCTCGTGAAATTAAATTTAGACCTTATGTTACATTAAGTAAAAGATATGATAAAGAAAATAATGTATATAACTATTATGTTATTATGCTTGATGACTTTCCTTTTGATAGGTCTTATAGTAAGACTAATAAAGATGACTATGGAAGACTTAAAATCAGTCTTAAAAGTATTTGGAAGGAAAGTTCTTTAAATTATATTGAAAAAGATGTTAATGTAAGTGTTGAATTAATTGAATCAGCAGATGATGGTGACATATATTTGTTAAATATATGATGATGTAGGAGTAACTTCTATTAAAAATGGGGTTACTCCTATTTTTATGTTCTTATTTTCGTATTACGAGGCATAAAATTGATTATAAAACGTCATATAAGCTGTTCCTTTTGGCTTGTATTGAATTTTAATATCATTTGTGTATAAAACATAATCAGAAAAATTTTATGGTCTAAAATCGAAAATAAAAATTTACAATAATCTTTGGTGTTTAAAATAATTTTATATATTTTTGTATTACTATGGATAAAGAAAGAAATGATATGATATGGGAAATGCTTGAGAAGATAGTCCCACAAGAAGAACTAAGAAAATTACCAGTTAAAGATTTCTTTGATGAATGTGTTAGTATGACACAACTTTATGCTAAAAAGAATCACGATTATGGTGATAGTTTTAATAACGGTATGGATGCTATAGGACTTTCTTATGGTGTTGGAAGACTATTTGATAAAATGAATAGAATTTTAACCCTTACAAAGGTTAAACCAGAAATAACTGATGAATCTATTATAGATACAGTTAAAGATTTAGCTTGTTATGCAGTTATGACTTCTGTTTATCTTAATTATGAAAGGAAAATTCAAAAGACTAATATAAACTTTGAATAATATGAGCATTAAACTAAGTAAAAAACATGGAGTTAATCCAACTTTATTAATTTGTCCTATATGTAAAAAAGATGTAGGGATTGGATTACTTGGTAGACTTAAAGGTGATGCAGAAGCTCCAAGACAAATGTATGGAGAACTTTGTGATGATTGCAAATCAACATATGTAACAATATTAGAAGTAGAATCTGAAACTAATAAAAAATTTACAGGAAGGAGAGCATTTATTGATAAAAATGCTATATCTATTGAATGTCCTAATGGAGTTTGTTTAATGGCAAAAGATGATTTTATTAAACTAAAAAATACTGAAATATGATACAAAACTGTATATTGATTTATATTATTGGTTGTTTTATATCATTTAGTATGTTTACTATTAGTTATAGTAAATTTTTACAATATACAGAAAATAATAAAATAGATTTCTTTATGATAATGTTTATAGGAACAGTGTTATCATGGATTGTACCAATAATATTATTTATTGATTATATTATATCAGAAATAAAAAGAAAAACTTAAAATAGTATTATGGATTTATTTAGACCATCTATTGAAATATGGGAACAAAAATATGAAAATGTTGACATTATGTCTTCTATTTGGGCTCATATAGCAAAATGTGTTAGGGTTTGTTATCAAAGTGAAACAAGGAAAAATCCTAACGAAACTGACGAAGATTTTGTTAAAAGAACTATACTACGTCATGAACCTAAAAATAGTGAGAAAAATCATCTTGCTATGCTTGAACATGGTACTGTGTATCTTGATTTACCTAATAGTGCCAGAGACTTTAGTGCTATTTCAGACTATGCTATAAATAAATATACTAAGCTCGTTATATTTAAAAGTGACAGAGTGCATAATTACATTACAACTAATCTTCGTGTTATTTATGAAAATAATTGGCTTGACGATTTGCAATATATTTGTGCTCCAACAGAATATCATGCTAAAAGAATTACAGTTTGTTTCCAAACAAATATAGGAGTTTCTCGTGAATTTAATAGACATAGAGTTAATTCTATTGCTGAAGAAAGTACAAGATATTGTAATTATACAAAAGATAGATTTGGTGGTTCTGTAAAATTTACTTTACCTACTTGGTTACTTGATGAAGAACATCTTCCGTATATAGAATCGCATCAATTTGATCACCTTAGTACATATTGTGAAGAATATTTAAATGATAATGCTGACATTAATCCTGAGTGTTGGTGTGATATGGATTTCTATCTTTTTGCTTTAACTGTTGCAGAATATTGTTATGAAATGCTTATTAAAAAAGGTTGGACAGCGCAACAAGCAAGAGAAGTTCTTCCACTTGCAACTAAAACTCAATTAGTTCATACAGCATATATTGATGATTGGAAACATTTTATAAATCTTAGATATAAAGGTATAAGTGGTCCTCCTCATCCAAATGCTAAATATATAGCTAAAATACTTTATAATAAACTTGTTAAACTTAATCTTATAGAACCATGACATTTCCTAAATCTAAAAAAACTGCACAATGTGATGCTAATGGAAAAATTATAGAAATTTATTCTTCTATGAGAGAATGTGCAGAAGATAATAAAATTGCAACAACATCTTTATATAAAGCTATAAAAGGCAATTATTCAATTAATGGTTTTTATTTTAAATATATAGATTGATTATGAATATTTATCAACTTGAACAAAGTCTTCTAAATATTTTTGATATAATAGAAGAAAATGATGGAGAAATTACTCCTGAATTAGAAAAAGAATTAGAAATAACACAAGAAGAATTTAAAGATAAAGTTAAAAATTATACAGACGTTATCAAGTTATTAACAGATGATATAAATAATATAAAGGCTGAACAAAAACGTCTTAAAGATTTTGCAGATAAAAAACAAAAAACTATTACAAGGCTTAGTGAAATTATTATTAATGCCATTGAAAAATTTGGTGATGTTAAACGTTCTGGTGTTCATTATCTTGACTATGGTACAGGCGAAATATCTATTCGTAGTACAAAAGCTGTTGATGTTGATACTAATTTACTAAAAGAACTTAGTAATGCAATTACTCTTACTGCAACTGATGCAAGATTTACAAATCAACTTGACGCAGCAGATAGACTAAATCCAGAAACTATTATGGCATTTATGACTACAAAAGCCGAAGATGATGAAGATGCTGAACATGTCATTGATAATATATCTGAAGCTGATTTAAGACATACTAATGTAGAACTTTCAGTAAAGGTTCCACTATCAGAACTTTTGGATGGAGATGCATATCCTATTATTAGAGAAATTGCTAAACATACCAAAGTCTTTGATGTTAATGCTTCTGTTTCTAAAACAAATCTTAAAAAAGAATTAGAAGAAAATGGTTCTTGTGCTCCTAATCTTGCAAAACTTGTAGTTAATAAATCTATAAATATTAAATAATATGAGTAAATATGCTATAAATGGACTTCCTTGGCATAGTGGTATTGGTAAAGATGTAACTGACTGTACCACTGCAAGAGAAGTTATGGAAAAAGCTAAACTTAATTTCTTTGTAGATAAATGTGAACTTGTAGCTAAAATGCCATTTTCTATAAACGGTAATAATGAAGTCAGTGATATAATGGGTGATTTTGCCTATAAAGGTCATATTTATAGAGATTGTCCAAACGCATTTGCTACATATAGAACTGATAAAAATATTCCATTAGGTCTTGTTAAATCTAAATATGAAGTTGTTCAAAATATTGATGCTTTTAACTTTTTTGATGATGCAATAGGACCTAACAAGGCTATTTGGCAAACTGCTGGATTATTTGGTTATGGAGAACGTATATTTGTATCTGCAAAACTTCCAATTCAAACTACTGTAAATGGAGATCCAATTGATAATTATCTTGTATTTAGTAATAGTCATGATGGAACAAGTAGTATAAATATAATGTTTACTCCTATTCGTGTATTTTGTACTAATATGCTAAATGCAGCTTTACAAAGTGCTTCTTGTTATATCAGAATTAGACATACTAAATCTGCTCAAGAAAAACTTCAAACTGGTACTGAAATACTAAAAATTGCTTGTGAATATGCTAAAAGTTCACAAGAACTTTATGAAGCTCTTTCTCATGTTAGTATATCTGATGAAAATGTAATAAAATATCTTGCTAATCTTTGTCTTAATGATAAAGAAAGAGAAGCTTTACATGAATTTGATAGTCAATATGGTTATAAAAAGCTCATAAATAAAGATTTCCTAACAATGGAAAGAACTGGTATTAGTATGCGTAAAGCAAATCAAATTTCAAGTATGTTTGAATATTATTTAGATGGTATTGGACAAAAAGAAATTAGTGGAAACCTTTGGGGTGCATACAATGCTGTTACTGGGTATTATTCTAATGTTGCTAATTTAACTGGGGCTAAGAGAATGGATAGCTTGCTTTATGGTGGTGCTAATTCAAATATGATAAAAGCTCTTAATTCTGCATATTCTATTATGCAAGCAGCATAGCATCGTTCTTCTACGGGGGATTAATAGTAAACGTAATATTCAAAACTTACTTTATTATAAATCCCCCGTAAAGGATATGTGATGTATAGATTATACTCTTACTCCTAATATTGAAAATACTTATGTTAAAAATAGTTAAATTATTTTGATATAACCCGAAAATGGTTATATTTGTATTGATTATTTTATAACATATTAAAGATATTAAACTTATGAAAGTTAAAATTAAGAAACTTGTAGAAACTGCTATTATTCCTAAATATGCAAAACCTGGTGATGCTGGAATGGATTTAACAGCAACTTCTTATTATTATGATGCAACAAATGATAATTATGTATATGGAACAGGTCTTGCTGTTGAAATTCCTGAAGGTTTTGTAGGACTTGTATTTCCTCGTAGTAGTAATCGTAAAACTTTTCATTATCTAACTAATCATGTTGGAGTTATTGATTCTGGTTATCGTGGTGAAATTATACTAACATTTAAACATAGGGATGACATTTTTAATAGTGAGCGTCCTTATAATGTTGGTGATAGAATAGGACAACTTATTATTATGCCTTATCCCACTATAGAATTTGTAGAAAGTGATGAACTTTCTGAAACAGAACGTGGAACTGGTGGACATGGAAGTACTGGTAATTAATATTATATAACTTAAATTAAAATTATTATGGAAGGATTTGTACAAAGAATGGTTGCTGAACATTCAGAACTTATTGTTCGTATTAAGAAGCTTAATGACTATATTTATAGTGATAAGAGTGACAATGATAATAAAATTGAATTTGCTAATAAGTGTATTCAACTTTCTGCAATGAAGAAATATGAAGAAGCTCTTCGTGCTCGTTTGGAAAATCAAGGTGTTGTTTTTGATGGTTCAACTTATTTTGAAAAATATGGAACAATAACTCTTGAAAATACTAATCAAGAAACTGAAGGAAACAATGATTGTGGAAAAGAAGAATAATGTAAATAAAGTCCTATTAATAACTACAAAAGGTTGTGAAGGATGTTCTATACTTAAAAGGCTTATTCCTGAAGCTATAAGTATGAGTAATGTACTTATAGAATCATTTGAAATAAAAGACGTTTCTGAAATAGATAAGCGTTTTCTTAAAGTTAATAAAGTAAAGGACTTTCCTACTACGTTTTTAATTCAAAATGATAAGGTTAAGTTTAGTTTTAAAAGTACACGACCAGCAATAGTTATTGCAAGATTTATTGAGGTACACCTTAAATGATGTTGTTAATGATGTTTTGAATATAATTTGTTAATTCTTTTAAAAACGGTTTGTGAAAATAGTTTTTAAGCGTTTCTTATTCATGTGTTGTAGTCCCTACCAGTAGTGATACTCGTAGGGATTTTTCTTATCTTAAAGATACTATTAGTAATAATATTCGGCTATTTATACTATGTGAGCCTACATATAAGTATATGATAAAATGTCTTATAACCTGTTCCTTTTTGATTGTATTCTATTTTTTATATGTTTATGATAGATAGACCATCTATAAAATTATATGGGCTTAAATCGAATTTTAATGTCCACAATATTTTATCATTTGGCTTTGGTTGTTAGTTAGGTATAGTTACAAGTGGTCCGCGAGGATAGCTTGTAACACTTTTTTTTTAACTTTTTATTGGGAACACATACGGCACATAAAGCAAACGAGAGGGAATCATCACGACTGCCTCTCGTTTTAGTATTAATTAAGTATGATATTTGATATTATTTATCTTTAATATCCTTTGCAATTTCTTTGGTATCAACAAAGTTGAGAATATTATCACCAATCTTATAATACTTATTGTACTTATTAATATCAATAAATGAAGATTGAATACCTCTCCAAATTGGAATACGACGTAATAGATATACTTTAAGCTTAGATTCTCCAGCAAACTTACCACTATGATATTCACCATCAAATTCATCTCCGTCAAAAATCATATGAGCAAGAAGATTAGCACTTGAAAGTAAATCAGTTATACCACTACCAGCAGCAACAGGAGATTGCCAAAGTTTCTTTGCTTCAGTGTAAGCAACAAATGGTACATATTGTGCTGCTTCAGTAGCAAGACGGTCAGTTTCATATAGAGCAAGATTATACAAAAGACCTTCATCATCATCGTCATCATAAGCAAGTCTAACAGCAACTGTTAAGAACAAAGCAGCAAGTACACCACATAAATCACCACGCATTCTACGAAGATTAGCTCTATCATATTCAGGAAGTAAGTTATAGTTAAGTTTAAAGTTTAGAACAAAGTCTGCAACATTTTTAAGAATATTTTGAGTACCTTCCAAAGCATCAGCTTCTTCATCACTTAGATTTAATACATCTTTATGACTTCTGATAGGTATAGCAAGGAAATCAACAAGTGAACGATACATACCTTTAGAAACAGCTCCTCTTTCTTCACTATACATACCTTGACTACGATAACGTTTCATAATTCCAACAGGAAGATGTTTGTGATATT